ACTGTCGCTGCGCGTGATCTGGTCAACATGTTCGTAATTCGTCCTGTGCCAGACCAAGTGTACCTCATCAAAATGCAAGGGATTCAGATTCCCCCCGAGCTTATCAATTTAACTGATGTTCCTTTCAGGCCAGATCTCGGACCATTGATTGCTTATGGAGCTTCGCTAGAGATATTCGCAGACTTCAACCAAATGGATCAGTACGACCAGACGCTTACGCAATTCAATCGCTACAAAGACGTAAGTATGCAAGACACATACGAAGAATTAATTTACACAAGATCAGTACCAGCATTCTAGGAGACTAATGACATACACACCTAACGTTCCGCAAGCAACACAGACCATAGCGTTTACTCAGCCTCTAATCCAAGCCAACTTTACTTATGTCGATACGGCAATGAAGGTAGATCACTCGTGGCAAGGTAGTTTTATCGGTACAGAGGCAGCTGGCTCACACAAAAGACTCGATATGCCCAATCAGCCTGTAGATATTGTTGCTCTTCCTGTAGGTATCAATGCGGTTGTCTATGCAATTGGTGGAAACGTCTTCTCTTGGAATGGGGGCAAACGACCAATCTCAGGTGTTTCTGGAAGGGGAACAATTGCTTTAACAACTGTCAATGTCTTTCAAACAATCTTTACCGTACCTGCCGAATGTGTTGGATGGGTTTCAATTCAGGAAAGCCCAGGTGGAGCGTTTCAACCATTAACTAAGACCTTTCACTTCTTCACAAGCGCAGCATCTTCTCCAACATCTTTATTTGACGAGCAATACACAACAGCAGGCAGTTCATTGAACCTTACTGTCGCAGTTTCAGGGGGTAACGTGCAAGTCGCTAGAGCTAACGGTGGTGTTGGTGGTGCTTACACAGCGGAATTTAAATACATCTACTGGCCGATATAATGAAAGAACTTAGAAATGATGCTATAGATATGTCACACCAAAGATTCGGAAGCCTGGTAGCTATTGATCGAGTAAGAATAGAAGGAAAAAGGGGATTGTTTTGGAATTGTAAATGTGATTGTGGTGCAAAAACTGTTGCATTTGGTGGTCATTTAAGAGCCGGAAGAAGAGTGTCATGTGGATGTAAGTCTCAGGATAAAATAGAAGAATCAGGTTTCAAAAGATTATTCTCTTTATATAAAAACAAAGCACACAAAAGAAATAAAATATTTACATTAGAATTAAAAGATTTTTCCAGATTAGTTAAGCAAGATTGTTTTTATTGTGGATTAGAACCTAAACAAATAATCAAAAAAAATAAATCAATAGGAAGTCAAATAATTTACAACGGAATTGATAGGAAGGATTCTTCAATTGGTTATGAGTTGTTTAACTGTGTAGCTTGCTGTAAGAGATGTAATACCTCAAAAACTGACATGACTTTCGATGATTGGATGGAGCACATAAAGACAATTATAAAGTTTCAGGAGGTTGCATAGTGAAGGAATATCAAGGTTTTGCGATAAGCAACTTCAGATCAGGCTTTATGGAGAATGTTGAAGGATGGCTTTTGCCCAGAGATGCTTACCAGATTCTAAAGAATGCCCACTTGTACAGAGGTGTTCTTGAGAAAATCCCTGGCTACGATCTCTACGCAAGGATGAGCTACACGGAAACAATTACGCTATCTCCTGCTCCTGATGGTGTTACAACTGTCTTTACTGGCACGTTAAACCATATTCCTTCGACAACACAAATCACTGCCCAAGCTGCTACAAATGCTGGCGCTACGACTTACGAGACATTTACCTATGCTTCCGACACTCCTCCTTCTACATTGAATCTAACGAGCAGTGGTGGTGGGACGGGAACAATTGATCTTATCACTCTGGCGGTTTCTCTTACCTTTGCTGTGCCTCCTGCGATCGTTCCTGGTGGGTACAATGCGGTTATCTTGACATACGACTACCTAAGTACTGCTGGGGCTGGAAACACTGACATAATGGGAATCAAGCCCTACTACTACGCTAATGGTGGGCAAGATATCTTAGTATTCAACACAAGACGAGTTGGTAAAGTAGTTACACTGACTGGACTCGTTGCTACTGCTGCTGGTTCGGACAATGGAATAGAAGAGATACCTCACGAAGTACACACACAAGCTTATGCCCTTAATGTGCCTTTCGATGGTGTTACAACTGTTTTCACTGGAACTTTCGGAAGACCTGTTGTCCCTGGGGAAGTAAATATCATTCTATATAGTAATGTTCCTGCAGCTCTAATAACAATCACCGATAATGGAATGGGACTGTTAGTTGGAACTGGTATCACTGCAGCTAGCTTTATTAACTATGGGACAGGAGCATTTCAAATAACCTTCAGTACCGCTCCTGCTGCTACGGATACTCTCAATATTGCTGCTTGCGTCTATGGGGATGTCTTCACGGGTGACTATACAAACTTCTTCAGCGTGGCCAATTACACATACAAAGCTTTCATAACAAACAACATTGACGCAATTCGATACTACGACGGAACTTGCTTAATGTTTCTGAATACTAATTTAACTAACAGACCTGGCGACTTTAACTATGACATATCAAAAGCTCTTCATGTGGCAATCAATCGAGAAAGGCTACTTCTGGTTGCACCTACTGTCTTTCAGATTCCACAACCTAATTCAATATATTGGTCTGTCGCCTTCAACCCTCTTGATTTTACCACCGCTAATAACGCAGGGCACTTAGACGCTCCTACCTCCGAGTCAATCCGACTGTTTTTCTTCATCAACTCAGACATGATCGTGCGATTCTCAAACAGTGAGCGAGTCTTCCGTTACACAGGCGATGCATTCAGTCCTTTCCGATGGGATTCCACTAACAACATCTGGCGCTGCGATGCTCGGTACTCTGCAATCAACTACGATTCCTACGGGACTTCTGTTGGCAAGCCGGCAATTGTTGCATCAGATGGGGTTAATGTCCAACGAGCTGACGAGATCATACCAGACTTCACACTTAACAACAGGTCACTGCTAGAAGGCCCGATCATCTCGATAGATCAAACAAGCATAGGCCAGTGCTATGGAGAGAGGTTCGATGACTTTAAAGAAGGTTGGCTGTGCTTCAAACAGTTCGACTCAAACCAATCGGCAACACCTCAGCGATCAGATAACGTCCTTGCTTTCAACTATATCGACAATACCTACGCAGTCTACACATTCCCTTTCAATTGCCTTGGCTTCGGGACGGTCACTTCGGTCGATGTTTGGGGAAACAACTTCGACTTGTGGGGAGATGCCGACTACTCTTGGGGAAGTTTCTGGGAATCGAAAGATGCTCTGATTGACTTAGCAGGGGACAGAAATGGCGTAGTATACACTCTAGGTAACACTAATACTTTAACACTACCTAACGGAACAAGAGCGCCAGTCCTATTCGACGTAATCTCTAAGAACTTCAATCCATTCATTGAGGCCGGGGAGTTGTGTAGGTTTGGCTTCCTCGACATCTTCGTTAGCGCAAACAACACATCAAAGCTTCGCGTACAGTTCTTCCGAGACGATACCTTATACGAGCTTCCTGACGGGACTCCTGCTGGGGCTTATCAAGAGACAATGCTTACCTTCACTACTACCGATTCGATGAGTCCTACCACACCACAAACAAAGGTATGGAAGAGGATTTACGTAGGAGCAGTAGCCAGAGAACACACCATTCGATTCTATCAAGCAGCAGAAGACTTTACAGATGACATGAATCAGCCTATCCGAATCCATGCGATTGTACCTTGGATGAAGCCAGCCGGAAGGATATTCAACTAATGGGAAAACTACAACCGAATTTTAGCTGGCAGAAGTACGAAGGAAAAGCAGAAGACCAGAAGCAGCAATTCCAATATCAACTTCAGACGCAGCACATACAGGTGGCCAATTCAGTTAATGCAACAATTGATGACGAGAGCCACTTCACACGAGAGAGGCAGACGAGCTTCACTTGGGTAGACGGTAGGGCAATATGGACCAAGACCTTCGTTAGCACTATATCCGTTGCGCCAGGAACAACAGTAATCCCACATGGCATCACAGGGATAAGGAGTGTAGTGGATGTCTCAGGGATAGCACAAGACGCAGTTCCGTTAACTAGTTTTGCGTTTCCTTTACCATTCTTAGACTTAGTTGCTCCTATTAATAGCATCGAAATGTACGCGACTGTCACAGATATAATTATCGTAACTACAAGTGCTGCATGGTTGAACTACATACTAAACATAACGATTGAATATACGAAATAGAGAGGAAACATGCCTAAAGGGTTTTTAACCGGAACAAAAGGGAAGATTAAAAGCGCTTCTACTCAGACACCGGAACAAGAGCAATTACTAAAGTTAATCACAGAAGGTATCACAAGCGGCGAAGGTCCATTGAAAGATATCTTTGGCGAGTTTGACCCTGCAGCATTTGAGGCCGGAGTATCTAAGCCTGCATTGCAACAGTTTCAAGATGAGATACTTCCACTGCTTCAAGAGAAGTTTATCGGAGGTAACCAAGTCGGAGGGTCTGGATTTCAGAGAGCAGGAGCCAAAGCAGCGACAGACCTTCAATCCAAACTTGCGGAGCTGATGTACAACGCGCAGAACCAACAGAAGCAAAATAAGATGCAGGGAATCAATACAGCCCTGGGAACAAAGGCAACAGAGAATATCTACAAGCCAGGAACAGAAGGCGCAGTGCAGGGCTTTATCAAAGGTGTCGGGCAAGGTGTCGGAAACGCTGCTGGTGCGGCAATTGCGGGGTAAACAATGGTAACAATTCTTCCTAAAGAAAACGACTGGTCTGACGCATTTCAATCAATAGGCAAAGGTTTCTCGCAAGGGTATCAGAACCGTGCAGATGAAATGGCGCTACAGAAAGCAATTGGTGGACTAGGGGCAAACCCAACGCCACGCCAAATCCTCGACGCAGTGACAGGAACAAAGACATATAATCCTCAATCGAAACAGGCGCTATTCAAGAACTATCTAGGAGCATCTGAGTTTGAAGAGCTACAGAAGAAAAGTAATGCATCTCAGGAACAAGCGAAAGCTGAAACTGCAGAGAGTAAAAGGGCAACTGGTGTAGCAGAAAAACAAAGAGATAGACAGCTTGACATTATGGAAAACAAGTCAGTCAAAACTCATGCAAGAGCAGCGACAGATGATCAGATCAAAGCAGGTATCCAGACAGTCAAAGAAATGCGAGACATTGGAAAGAAGGGAAACCTAGGTATCGGAACAGGCATTCGCAAGGTCTTCAGTGGAGAAGCAGCTAAAGATGCAGGTACTTATGAGCAACTTGGGAAGTCCTTGATTCAGCTTTCTACAACAATTCCTATCCGAAACAAGTTGGAATTCGAAACCTTAGCGGAAAAACTCTACGACCCATCAATCAGAGACGCTGAAAGAGAAGGTATCTTAGATGCAATGGAAAATATTCTGAATCGCTCAATTATGGATAACTCTAAAGAAGAGTCAGCGAAAACTCCTGAAGGAAAGATAAGAGTAAAAGACAAAGCAACAGGTAAGACAGGCACAGTAACCCCTTTCGAGGGAATGGATGCTAAATATGACAGAATCTAAAGATGACTTTGTAGCTGATGATTTTAAGCCAGATTCACAGGATGATTTCGTAGCTGATGATTTTACTGCCGACACTGAGAAGAAGCCAGAAAGAACGCCAGCAGCTAAAGCAGCAAGAATAGGCGCACAATACGGACTTGGTCGACTCGAAGGAACTGTACCAGGGATCGCTTATGACATTGGTGTAGCCCCTGCTTCTTCAAAAGGCTTCTATACATTCAACGAATTGCAACGGATGGGAGAGGATATCGAATGGTTGGCAGAGAAGAACGTTGGTAAATCTGTAGAAGAATGGTCAGAACAAGATCGAGAATTGTACGCAAGCTTAACCGAAAGAATACAAGATCCTAAGAAGATTAGTGAAGAAGCTAAGAACTTGCCTGATTTAAGCATTAGAGGCCTCACCAGTGCTGCAACAGGAATCGACCTACATCCGGAAGGGGTATGGGAAAAAGCTGCTTCTTGGGCCGGTTTTGTAAAAAATCCAAGGAACATTAAAAAGCTGAAAGACATTGGAACTAGTCCGAAAGAGATAGCAAAAGCAATTCTTCCTTATCCAACTGACGTATTTAGAGGTATTGGAGCAGGAACAGCGATGCAGATGGCAGAGGATGGGCAATGGGGTCCGATTGGTCACTTAGGTGCTGCTATCGCAGGTGATATTATTGGTCATGGTCCTAAAGCAGCCTTATATGTCGCTAAGAATCCAAAGGCAGCAGCAGCACAAGCGGTTAACCTTCTGACACTGAATAATACGAAGAGACTTGCAGCACAGCAGTTGATCGAAGATTTTAACAAAAGCGGGCTACAGGTTGACGCAGGGACACTGACTGGCTCACCGTTAGTTCAGATGATGCAAGCAAGGTTAACGCAATCGGGTTTGACAGGCACTGCACTTGATAATTTCCGCAAGGAACTTTCTGCACAAATAACAAGAGAATATGAAAATATAATTGCTGATTTAGGTGAACTAACTTTCGAGAATAATCATCAAGCATCTGAAGCAATAAAGAATGCATTAAAAGTAGACGAAGTGCAACTAAATGCTATTAACAAAGGTAAGCCAGCTGAACAACAACAAGAGGCTGCGCAACGATCACCATTGCAGGGACGAGTAGCAGTAGAAGAAAGACCGAATTACCAACAGCAGCTTTTAGATGAAATAGCGCCAGAACCTACAACTAATTCATATCAAGGAGGCGAGAATCTCAAGACAGCAGCAGAGGATATACGGCAACCAATCAAAGAGGAATTCAATCAACGCTTCACTGCTATTAATCAAGAGTTGGCAGGAATGGAAGCAGGGCCTCAAATGCAATTAGCGAGACAGCTAGAGAACTTTGTTAATGAGCATCAAGGATCGCTTCTTCTTGGGGAATCGGCAGCAGAAGCAAGAGTTATACAAATAGCTGATCGATTGTTACAAAGGTTGCGTCCAGAAGGAGGTTTTGCAGGTATCACAGTAGATGAACTTATTAAAACACGAAGGACACTTGCAGATATAGCTAACTGGGAGATGGCAACTTCGGACTTTACCTCGGCATATAGAAGTCTTGTGGGGGATGTCAACGCCGCTATCGAAAGGGCTATTGCAGACAACCCAGAATTGAGAGCTACATATCTTGAATTGAATGCTGACTATGAAGCTTATAAGAATGCATTTGAAGATCGAAACCTAAGGAATTTATACAATCCGAAGAATCACAACTACAACTCAATATATAAAGAATTTGTCAATAGCCCAGATAAGCTACGGTCTCTCGAAGACATCTTTCATACCAGTCCTCGCGGTGAACAATTAGTCAATCAGATCAAGCGAGACTATGCGCAAGATATCATGAGTAAAAGCGAGTTAACCGCAAGAGATATCGCAGATTTACAGCAAGTC